AGGAGCGCGACGCGGCGCGCGGCACCGTCATCACCGTGACCGAGTACGTCGATCGCGTGCAAACGGTCTACGTCGCCGGCAACACCATCACGAAGGAGATCCCGGTCTATGTCACTGCGCAGGCTGACGCCGCTTGCCCTATTCCTGCTGGCTTCGTGCGCATCCACGACGCCGCCGCCGCAAACATCGCCCCGGAACCCGCCGCCGGAGATCCTGATGCGCTCGCCGCCGGAGTTACGCTCTCTGCCGTCGCCGAAACCGTCGCCGACAACTACACCACCTGCCACGCCATCCGCGAGCAGGTGATCGGACTGCAGCGCTACATCCGCACCTTGCCCGAGGCGCAGCCGTGAGCCCGGTCCTCACTGCGCTGATCGTCGGCGTCCTGGTCGGCCTGGCGGTTGGCGTCTGTCTCGTGCGCCGGGAGCCGGACGCGCCGCGCGTGCAGCGACGCATGCGCGTGCAGGCCGTGCGCATCCAGACGAGAAAGCCATGATCAAACCGCAGAGCCTGCGCGAGCACCTGACCGCGGCGCTGCCCGAGCTGGCGCGAGATCCCGATCGGCTGTTGGTGTTCATCAAGGACGGCACGCTGGCCGCGACGTTCGCGCAGCCGCTGTCGTTCGAATACCGATACACGCTGAGCCTCATCGTCACGGACTTCGCCGGCCACCCGGATGCGGTGATGGTGCCGCTGCTGGCATGGATCGCGCGTCAGCAGCCGGAGCTGCTGGCGAACCCGGAGCGCCGCGCCGGCATCGCGTTCGACGCCGAGCTGCTGGCCAACGACAAGGTCGATCTGGAAATCAAGCTGCCGCTGACCGAGAGCGTCGGCGTGCATCCGCGCACCGGTGGCGGCTACAACGTCGAGCACTACCCGGAGCTGGAGCTGGAAGCGCCGTTCCCGGCCGGGCGCTGGGACGTGTACCTCAAGGGCGAGCACATCGGCGGCTGGGATTCGCCGGCAGGCTGACGCGTGGACGAGCTGCAGCAACTGGCGGGATGGGCCGCGCCGTTGCTGGCGAAGTTGCAGCCGGCCGCGCGCCGCCGCCTTGCGCGCACGATCGGCACCGAGCTGCGCCGCAGCCAGGTGCAACGCATCCGCGAGCAGCGAAACCCGGACGGCAGCGCGTACGCACCGCGCAAACGCGCTCAGTCGGGCCAGATCAAGCGCCGTGCCGATCGCATGTTCCAAGGACTCACGAAGGCCAAGCACTTCAAAGTGGAAGCCAGCGAGCACGCTGTTGCGGTAGGCTTTCTTGGCCGCGTCGCGCGCATCGCACGGGTGCACCAGGAAGGCCTCAGCGATAGCGTCACAGCCGGCGGGCCAACCGTGCGTTACGAGCGTCGTGAATTGCTGGGTTTCACCGATGCAGAGCGGCAAACGATCCAACGCCTACTGTTCGAACACCTAAGCTGAGCCATCTGCAGCTTCGCCAGTTCGCGACCGCCTCGTCACGTCGCGCAGCATGTGCCGCAGCGCGTCGAGCAGACTTCCCAACGCGAAGGGCTTGCGCAGCAACAACTTGGCGGAGAAGCGATAGGGGATCTCATCCCTGCCAGCACCACTCGCAAATAGGAATGGGATCCCGGCAGCATCCAGATGGTCTGCAACCTCGAAGACGGTGCTTCCGCCCACATTGACATCAAGCACTGCACCATCTGGCAGATACCCGCTGCCGAGCTCTGCCATTGCCGTCTCTATACTAACCGCGTGGTTGACCGTGTACTGATCAAGGCTCAGCGCTTCGCGCATAACCTCCGCGAGGTCGTAACTATCCTCTACCAACAAGAGCTTCATTCTTCTTCCAGGCCAGCGGCGCGCCGCGGGAGAGATTCGAGCTTGCTCCATAGCCTGGTGGGATGCAAACGACAGCACAGTACGTCACGCTCGCTTCATTGCGAGCTGCACGCTCCCTGCTGCCGGTAGAAGCGTGCTCTACAAGGCGAGTCTGTTGCTGCCAATCGTGCACGAGGGAATCTTGATTACACCTGTGCGTCTGGTGTCGTCATGTCCTTCACCGCCGTTGACCTTTCGCGGTTGCCCGCGCCTGCCGTCGTCGAACAGCTCGACTTCGAAGTCATCTATACCCAGATGGTCGCGAAGCTGCGCGAGCTCGCGCCCGAGATCGACGCGCTCACCGAGTCGGATCCGCTGTTCAAAGGCCTGCAGGTCGCCGCGTACCGCGAAATGAACCTGCGCCAACGCTGCAACGAAGCCGCGCGAGCGGTGATGCTCGCGTACGCGGTCGGTTCGGACCTCGACCAGCTCGGCGCACTACTCGGCGTAGCCCGACTGCAGCTCGCCCCCGGCGTCCCCGAGCAAAGCATCCCGCCGACGATGGAGAGCGACGCTGAGTTCCGTCGCCGCATCCAGCTGGCGCCGGAGGGTTTCAGTGTTGCGGGCCCCGAGGGCGCGTACGTATTCCATGCGCTTAGTGCCGATTCGGGCGTGCTCGACGCATCCGCGACCAGCCCGTCTCCCGGTGAAGTCGTCGTGACCGTGCTCGCTCGCGCCGGCGACGGCACGCCGAGTCAGGCGCTGATCGATGCCGTGGCCGCGAAGCTCGCCGACGATGCCGTGCGGCCGCTCACCGACCACGTCACGGTGCGCGGCGCCACGATCGTGCCCTACGCCGTCCAAGCGACGGTCTACACCTACGCCGGGCCCGACGCCGCGCTGGTCCTCACCGAGTCACAGAAGCGCTTGGAGCGCTATATCACCGACTCGCATCGCCTCGGCCGCGACGTGCCGTTGTCGGGCATCTACTCGGTGCTGCACTCCGAAGGCGTGCAGCGTGTGGAGATCGCGTCGCCGGTCGAAGGCCTAGTGATCGATCGCACGCAGGCGTCGTGGTGCACCGGCATCAACATCATCGCCGGCGGCGTCGATGAGTAGCCTGCTGCCGCCCAACGCATCGCCGCTGGAGCGTGCGTTCGAAGGCGCGACCGCGCGCATCGGCGACGTGCCGACGCCGCTGCGCGACTTGTGGAATCCCGACACCTGCCCTGCCGACCTGCTTCCGTGGCTGGCGTGGGCGTTGTCGATCGACGCGTGGAAGCCCTACTGGCCCGAACACATCAAGCGAGCGCGCTTGCGCGCCGCGATCGCCATCCAGCGCAGCAAGGGCACCGCGGCAAGCGTGCGCTCCGTCGTGGCCGCGTTCGGCGGCTCCGTGCAGCTGCGCGAATGGTGGCAGCTCGATCCGCCAGGCGAACCGCACACGTTCGAAATGCTCCTCACGCTCGCCGGCGAAGGTGGCGAGACCGCTACGGCGCAGTTCGTCGATGACGTGATCGGCGAAGTCTCGCGCACGAAGCCCGTCCGATCGCACTTCACGTTCACCCAAGGCCTGCAGGCCGCCGCCGGCATCGGCGTCGCCGCCGGCGGTCGCGTTGCCGTCTACCGCCGCCTGCAGCTGCAGGCCGTCGAAACACAGGAATCCCCATGAGCGCACTGCAGCTAAACGTCACGGCGGCGGGTATCGCCGCGATCGTCAACGCCGAGAACACCGGAACCGCGCCCGTGCTGATTTCGCACGTGGGACTCACCGACCAGGTGTTCAACGCCGCGGGCGCAACCACGCTGCCGGGCGAGCTGAAGTGGCTCAACACGCTCGCGGGCGCGGCTGTCGCGAATGACACGATCCACATCACCATCCGCGACGACAGCGCGGACAGCTACACGCTGCGCGGCTTCGGGCTCTACCTCAGCGACGGCACGCTGTTCGCCGTCTACAGCCATGCCGGCGAGACGCCCGACTACATCATGCAAAAGGCCGCGGCGGCGATGCTGCTGTTGCAATGCGATCTGCGCTTTACCCAGATCAACGCGACCAGCATCACCTTCGGCAACGCCGAATGGCTGAACCCGCCCGCCACGACTACCGTGCCCGGCGTCGTGGAACTGGCCGAGGCTGCGGAGTCGATCGCAGGCAGCGACACGTCGCGCGCCGTGACGCCTGCAGGCCTCAAGGCCGCGCTGGATGGCCGCTTCGGCGAGGGGGCGCCCAGCGCGTTCGTAAAGGGCCTGCTGAACCTCGCGACCGCTGCGCTGATCCGTGCCGCGATTGGCTTGGGCAGCGCTTCGCTGCGCGACGAAGGCGCAGGCAAAGGCCTGGACGCTGACAAGCTCGATGGGCAGGAGGGTAGCTGGTATCTCGCGTGGGCCAACCTCACGGGCAAGCCGACAACGTTCGCGCCGTCGGCGCACACGCATCCTTGGAACGAAGTCACCGGCGTGCCCGCTACTGCTACACGCTGGCCGACCTGGTCGGAAGTGACGGGCAAGCCGGCGACCATGCCGCCGGACTCGCACACGCATGCGGCCGCAGACATCGTCAGCGGTACGCTGGACTTGGCGCGCCTGCCACAGCTGCCCATCTCGCAGACGGCGAACCTGCAGGCGTCGCTCGACGCGAAAGCGCCGACGCAGAATCCGAACTTCACGGGAACCGTACAGGCGCAGGGCGTGCTGCAGGTGTTGGGCGGATCCGCCTATGTCCAATCGTCCCCCACCGGAAATGCGCACTACTGGCTTCGCGACGAGACCGGTCGGAATCGCGGCCTCGTGTTCTGGGACCGAAACAACGACACGGTGCAGCTGCGGCGCTACAACGCGGACGGAACCGCCGCGCAGGGCGGCTTGATCCTCTATGCCGACATCCTTTCGTGGAACGGGAATGCGGTGTGGCACGCGGGCAACTTCGATCCGAACGCAAAGGCGCCGCTGAGTAACCCGCAGTTCACGGGCACCGGCATCAAGATCGGTGCAGGAAGCTCCGGTGAGGGCAATATCGCGTTCGGCGTTGACGACTGGTACCTCTATTCGAACAGCGGAAACTTCGGTCTCTTCTCCGCGTCGAAGGGCGGTGGATTCGCGTTCGACAAAGCGACCAAGACGCTGTCGGTCAATGGCAACAACGTCTGGACCTCGGGCAACTTCAACCCGAACACCAAGGCAACTCTGAACGCCAATGTCGCCTTCGCGGACATCTACGCGAATCGTGGGAACGGCACTGGCGTGATCTTCCTCAATGGCGGCGACCGCTACCTGCATTGGGACGGTGGCCGCTACGTCATGCCCGGTGGCGCCCTGCTGACGGGAGGCGGATTCGACTTCGGCTCATCGCGCAAGCTGAAGGACGTGGATGGCCCGATGCCGTACGGTCTCGCCGAGGTCCGCAAGATCGCGACGCTGATCGGTCGCTACAAGCGCGAGTACGTCGATGACGATCGCCAGCGGCTATTCTTCGACGCAGAGCAGTTCATGGAAGTCATGCCGGAGGCCGTCAACGCACACGGCGTGGAATTCAACGGCGAGGACGTGCCCACGATCAAACTCGACCAAGTGATGCCGCCGGCGTATCGCGCGATCGCGCAGCTAGCCGACTTGGTCGACGAGCTGCGAGCGGAGATCAGCGCGATGAAGGCGGCCCGCTGACATGGCCAAAGGCATTCGATCCGGCGGCTACGACTTCGACGACTTGTTCGACCCGGACGTGAAAGGAGACGGGCCTTCGGTACCCAACCTGCGTAGCGGCGGCGCGCCGCTACGCTACGCCGCAATCAAGTACGGGCAGAAGCGCGCGGATGTTGGATACCGGCAAGATGGCGTCGACGTCTCGAACTTCTGGGCTGCAAAAGGGACGGCCCGCTACGCGCTGCCGATCAACGGCCAACACTTCAGCGCGGGCTATTCGGCGCCGACGAACCAATCCGGCTCGGCGTTCGTCAACCTCTCGGT